TTTTTGATAAATCTTCAATGCGTTTCTGAAGCTCGGCTTCAAGTTTTTCATTGAATAATTTTTCTTGCTCTTCAATATAAGCTTTGGTTTTGTGTTTCCACACGACCTGTAGCTTTTCTTGATAAGATGCAAAAGCTTCTTCTGTGTTTTCAATTTCTGAAATTTCAGAAGCTACGACTTTGAGATCTTCTTCATTCAAATCAAAAGCTTCTGTAACAGATGCCATTCTTGAATTAAAGAGATCTTTTGCTTCGCGAAGACGTTTCTCTTCGGACAATTCGTTCCATTGTGATTCTGTAGCCACTAATTTTTCTTTAAGAGACTCAACTTCTTGAGCGAGCTCTTCTTGACGTTCAGCAGCTTGAGAAATAGCTGCTTCTTTTTCAGCTTTTTCTTCTGACCACTGTGCGTCTTTTTCTTTAATGGCGTCCATCATAACCTTGGAAACGCTAGCGACGGCTTCTTCGAATTGTTGACTATCGCCAATTTTTTCAGAAAGCATGCCTTCGATTTGTTTGAGTAGATCTTTAGTATCCATAGTTAATGTGTTTGTCTCTTTTACAACCTTTTCTTGCAAAAGGGAAATATTTTTTTTAGTTTTTTTAATTTTTTTGTAACGATCCATGTTGTTTACATGAAAAACCTCTGCTAGAGCGGCGTCTTTTTGAACTTGAACTTTTTTAGAGTCTTCGACTATAACACCCTCTACTTCTGCGGCAGGATTGGAAGTAAAACCTATTCCAAGTGGATAAATTTCTCCGACAACCAAACGATTAACTAAAGTTCCATCGTCCATTTCTCCATTACCGTCGTAAGCTTTTAAATATTTTTGCAATTCTTTAATTTGATTTTCTTCAGTAACAATTTCTGCTTGGCTTAAATCATTACTTCCAACTGCAATATAAAAATCATTAAATCCAATTTCCCAACTTGCAGATATAGCATTATGAAATTCATCACCTTCATCTGTCTTTTCTAACATAGCAGCAAAAGAAGGGTTTACTATTTTATAAACTAAAGCGCCTAAAGATATATTAAATGGATCATTTGTATCCCTTAAATCTTCTGGTCTTAATAGCTCACTATCCTTCATTCCACTAAAAGAAGAAGATATGATATGACCAACAACTTTTTCTTTATTGTGTTCTATATTAGTTGGTTTATGAACAAAATATTCAGAAATAGCTAAAGCCGTTTCCGTGTCTATACCATCTCCATTTCTATTAAACTTATTAACAACCGCAGCATTAAATGCTACTGCCAATAAATCAATATTTTTTCTTAAATCTACATCTTGCGGAATTAAAGGTCTAAGATTTTCTAGTGAAGCTTCACTAATATCAAACCTTTTGCAAGTTCCGTCAACACAGGATGCAGAAATGCTATTTGCGAAAGAGCTTTTATATCTAAATGGCGTACTCATTTATATACAGCCATTAAATGTTATTAATAACACTCTGGGCAATTCATTGGAGCTGTAGTTTTTTCCAATGATTTTTCTTTGCCTTTTTCTTCCTTCTTGCCTTCCTTAGCTTCTTTATCTTTTTTAACGTCTTCTTCTTTAGACTCGGATTTTTTCTTTTTAGAATCGTAGCCCATTTTTTTAGCTTGAGCTTCGACTCTTTTAAGAACTTCCTGTTTAACAGAGTCCGAAAGATCAGAAGAATCTAATTTAGCCAAAGACTCGTCAATGTCTTTTTCTGTTGCTATTGGAAAATGTCTAAGAGACCTTGGTACTGTTTTGCCATCATGATCTTTTCTTCCGCCAGCCTCTATGAGAGCAAAATCAGCATCTGATAGTTCATTAATGTAAGCTTGGTTTTGCCTTGACGCAAATAAATCGTTAAGCTCTTTAGAGCCTTGAATGTTTTTCGAAAAATCTAGTTCCATATTTTTTTTAAAAGTTATAAGAAATGATACACAGTTTTTTTATTTTTGAGAATCAGAGTTATTTTGTTTGCTATGATAATACAGCGCAGATGGGTAAAGCTCCATGTCGTTTTCATGAGCTTCATCAAGAACTTCTGGCAATGTATTTAATTTCTCTATTTGATTAAAATCCTTTATACAAGCGGATACCTGATCTTCCCAATCAGATTTTTCACAAGATATAATTACTGTTTTACAAAGCTCGTCTAATAAGCTCTTTTTTTCTTTGGATAATCTTTTTATTTTATTTTCTTGCCTCATTGTTTTCTGAGCAAAAGAGAATAATTTTTCAGTATCATATATTATGCCCTGTAAAGATTTCCTGTCAGCAAGGGCAGTTTTACCTTCTTTATTTGTTCCAGAAGGCCTTCCTGATTGTTGAGGAGTAGCTTGTTTTTGCTGAGGCTGCTGAGGCTGATTGTTTGCTTGCTCTTCTAGCTGTTCTTCACTTAAGGGTATTGGTTGACCTCCAACTAGCGGAGTATATAAACCTTTTTGCCTGTTTTCCAAATAAGCTTCTTGACCTTCGCCGACTTTATTGGCTTCTGGGTACATGCCAGTTTTAATTGTTTGTATGCCTTGCTCTGGAGTTAAGATTCCAAGCTCCATTAGCCTGGTTGTAACTCTCTGTAACTGAACTTCATCTTTTAAATCTATTTCTTGGAATTTTACTATTGGGTATTTCCTGAAACCAAGGTTTTGACAAACCAATTTAATTTGAGGTTGTAAGAAATCATTGATAAAAGCATTTCTAGCTTCTTTTAATCTCTCAAGAAATATTTGAGCCTTGACTTGAGTATTACTATATCTTTCACTACCAACTACAACATTTTGTAAAGCTTCTTTAATATCTTGATCAACTATTTGATATTTTTCTGGGCCTAATACTTTATTTAAGTCTGGTATTATAAATTCAGCTTTTGTTGTATAATCACTAACCAAAACTCTACCAATACTTTCATTAGCAAATAAAGATTGCATTGCTTGTAAATTATGTGGATTAATACCGCCCTTGTCGGGTGTGTTACCCATGGTAATTAACAAAATAACATTCTCTATAGTACGAGTAACAGCTTGATCAACTTTTTTAAGTTCTAGTTTCCAATTTAAATCATCAAGTACTGGATAACCAAAAGGAATAGCAAAAGGTTCATAATCTTGTTTTTTATAAAAAGAATATATTAATTTATTAGTGTCTAAATTTACAAAAATACCATTAGCTGCGAATTGACCTTTCTTGATGGCTTTTTGATCTTCAGGAGAAAGACCATCTAAAACTTCTTTATCATATTCTGTTTTTGGATCTCTTAGCCTTTCTAATTCAAACTCAGATAATATTTTTCTATAAACCTGACCATTGAAATTAGATGACTTAACAGTTGCTATATCATAAGGATTTAATAAAATGTAACGAACTGGAATTTCCCCTGGTTTCATAAACTCAGAACCATATATCCTAGACATTCTGCTAAAATCATCGTCTGTAAATTTAGTATCAAGTCTATACATGAAAACATTACCACTTCGATAATATTCTCTAAAGTATTGATCTTTAACTGACCAGACTTTTATTTTTTGCATCCATTTGTCGATAAAAGATCTTGATTTTTCTGTGCCGCCCTCTAAGTGAAGGTCGGTATTTGCAAATTCAGACATGATGTCTATTACGTTCCTAAAAATAGGAATGTTAGCGTAAGCTTTTTGACATAGCATTATAGCGTCTCTAATATCGCAGCCGCCTTTTCCATAATAGTATGGAAGCTCACCCTCTCGAATGTTAGCGTATTTAAAACCTTTTTTTGCTACTGTCGCTCTATTGAATCTAGAATTAGTTCTTGCTGTACCTTTACTATTGCTTGATCCTGAGCGCTCATAACTCGCCTTGCTTGTTTGTGCATAATAAGCTTCTCCTGCTAAAGTTGGATTCCATGCAGGCTCAGCGCCTTGAGTTTCTTGAATTAATTCTGTAAGATCTTTTTTGTTAAATTTATCCCAGTATTCTGATTTCTTAGTATATTTACGCTTCGACATGTATTATGATACACGAAAGATAGATAAAAGTCTACAAAAAGTCAAAAGTTAACTTTTAACTTTATGCTACGAACATTGGTGTGAAAGTTGCCTGAACATTACTTTCCTCAACATTCATCATATCGTAGTATATTTTAATCATCCAATTCCCTAGCACCAAAGCTGAGTACGAGTCCTTCCTTGCCTTCTCTGGACCGGTCTGTCTTTTGAGGTTGTCAGGTAGGTCAAAACTTTGAGTCCCTTGAGCGCTAGTTTTTATTTGAATCAAAGCACATTCAGCTTTTGTTTTTTCTATTAAGTCGACTTGATGCTCCACCAGGTCAATCATTTTTGCAGCAGGACTTTGTTTTTCATCTTCTGCGGTTCTTAGAAATTTTAAATCCTTGATTGGTATTCTTTTATTCCTTTGCTTTTGGTAATCATCGTTTACCGCCCTTGAACCAAAGTATATCCTCTTATGATCAAAGTTAGCTTGTAATAATTCATTAGCAGTTCTAATCCATTGGGAAGTAGGCTTGCGCAATATACAAATTTTCTTTTTATCTAAATTGTATTCTAACTTTGTATTTCGCAATGCCTGCTGATAATTTTCTAAATTATCAAGATCTGTACTAATAGTTTCAATCTTCAAATTGTTTTGCTTGAAGAGACTGCTTTCGTTACAAGCGTTCAAAAATTGGACTCCGCCGTTGTAGTCGCCCACAATAGCAACAATATTAAAATTAGTTAATAAATAATGAAAATAAAATATGTGGTCTTTCAGGCGAGCGCCTGACATAGCGTAGTTATGAACTAATGTACCGAGTCTAGAGTCGTCATTTAGTTTGAAGACTTGCATAGCAAAATCATCAGAACTTTCACTTTCCGCCCAACTGGGGTCAAAAGAGAGCAGATATTTATCAGCAGGTTCA